CGTTCCCTGATCCGTCGTCGCTTCTGTACTTGTATTTGTGCAGTTGAACTTTCCCAGACCTGACCATCAACTCCAGACGATTGAGGTCAGACCAGTGCGTTGCCTTGTAGTCAGGGTACTGCACGTCGAGGATGATGATGATGTTGGGGTAGAGCGTGTAGTACCTGCGCAGATCTTTCCTGTTGATGGAGATGGCGTAGGTAGGTGGGATGCCGAACAACTCCTGAGACATCATCCAAGGCGTGGATATTGTCTTGAGGTCGCACGGCATCTCTATCCGCATGTCGTATGTGAAGACGTTGCCTGACTTGTCAGGATTTATCTTCAGCGCGACATCGCGGAAGCTTCGCTCTTGGACAAAGATGTCCTCAAGCCTTCGCCCCTCCTCGCACCAAGCTTGCTTGTCGTTGGGATCAAGCATCACTTCTTGCTGTCTATCCACTGCTTCAACTCTGACAGACGCCAGCGCGTCATCCTCGGGCCGATCATAATCGGCTTCGGGAATGTGCTGTCCTCTGCCACGATTTTCCTGAGTGTCCGCGTGTGGATCATCATCATCTCAGCAACGGCTTCTGCGCTCATCAGTTTTTCTTCCACTGACGAAACTCCTCTCTCAGTAGTTCAAACCTTTGACGCGCGTCCGGGTCGTTGCGGAAGTCTGCTCGTGACTTGATGCCGCAGTACTTCCTGATTGCGTTGACCGCGTCGGCCTCCATTGTTGCGGGGTTGGTGCTATCGATCATCCCTGCCTCATAGAGGTACTTCCCGAACTCGTCGTTGCGGCACAGGAGGCCAGCGGATGCGATCATCCTCTCCACTCGCTGGTGTTCTTCCCTTGTCTCTGGCTCGTCCTGATCATTGAGACGAACCATGGCGACCATGTACCTAGTGCCTACCCAGTCTGTGTGCAGTTCAGCAGGGCAGTCATTCGGGTGTACGTTCAGGCGAAGTATCACGCCGTTCCTGTCCTGCGACATCGAGACCTTGATGGCCTCGAAGCCCATGGCTGCGTCTCTGACCTCGTTCATCTGAACACATCCATGATCCGATCCCACACGCTCTTCGTCGGCGGCGGCACAAACTCTTCCACCTTCTTCTTCTTGGTGCGAAGTGTTGACAGCTTGCTCCTGATCGAAGCTTCTGTGCGCTTCAGGATCTTGGCTATGTTCAAGTCCGTCTCGCCCATCTTGTCTAGTTCAAGAAGGCGCTTGATCTCTTCTTCATTCCATCTTCCGTAGTGACGCGACATTGTAGTTCTCCCAGTTTTTCTTTGCCCAATCGATGGGATCTATGCCTTGCAAGTCCCACCAAGTTTGCTCGTCCCCGAAGTGATGCAGTTCCATGTGGCAGCGGTGGCACAGAGGCACGGCCCAGTTATCTCCCGTCTTGTAGCCTACACCGCGCTGCTCTGCTCTTTGCAGGTGGTGCGCCTCTGCCCCGCCCTTGCAGACCAAGCAGGGCGAACCCCGCAAGGTCTTCAAGTATCCCTCGTTCCTCACCTTGTTCTGCTTAGGTATCAGCACAATCAGAAGGGTATCTCGTCGTCGAAGGTAGGTTGCGGCTGAACCTGACGCTCTTGCTGACGCGGCTGCTGCGGACGCTCCTGCGCGCGCGGCTGGTAAGAACGCTGTTGACCATCATCTTTCGGAGTCCACAGTTTTGCCGAAATAGACATGAACTTGTTCCCTGCCTTCGACTCGCGCTTCCATCCTGCGAGAGATGCCTTCGGCACAGCGCCTTGCTGCATCTGCTGGTAGAGGTTTTCCACAACCTCATTGGTGAACTCGATCTCTCCCGTGTAGTCGGGATGTCGGTCGTTCAACTTGTTCCTGTTTGGCCACAGAATACCTGACGGAGGGTATCCACTCATTTCTGGTCTCCTTTGATTTCCAGCTTCTTCGCCTTGAACACCTCGACCATCTCTTCGTAGAGGCTCGGTGCCATCTTCTTCATCTCAGCAAGAACTTCGCCGTTCTTCGACCATGTCTCGCGGAGATCGTCCTCTGTCTTGCACATCGTGCGGATGATCGTGGCAAGCACATCAGCCGCCATGTCGTAGCCATCCACCTTCGTGTCGCCATCCCTGCCCTTGACGGGCGGGATATCCACAGCGCCCTTGGCAGGGCCGGTAGAGGCCGATGCCTTTGCCTGTGCTCCTACCACCCCCACCGAAGCACTGGCGCTCTGGCGGGCCTCTGCGGGCTTCTGAGGGGCATCGTCTGTCTGGGGTATGTCTTCCCCTGCGTAGATGTAGTGCCCCAGCCCGTGGTAGCTGATCGCCTTGGCGAGTGCCCTCTGCATGGAGGTGTTGATGGAGAAGCTATCCGGGTCTTTGACGGACTTGTTCTTGTAGTCCAGCACTGGGAAAAGTTCAGTTGCACTAATCCCCTCGACAGTCACAGTCACCTGCACATAGGCGTACCCGTTGTGGTCTGTGATGTAGGGCATGCCGTTTGGCTGGATGTGCTTCTCGAATGTGGCGCTTGGATAGTGCTTCTTCAGTACGCCCCATGCCCACGCCCAAGACAGGTACGTCAGCCCGTTCTTCTGTTCCGTATGCTCGTTGACGTTGATAGCTGACAACGTCTCCCACACTGACTTGCTCATGCTTTCTTCCATCCTTTGAACTGATCACAGAACTCTGCGACCGAGCAGTAGTTGCCTTCGCAGCGGGTCTTCTCACCACGGCGGAACTCGATCTCCGTTTTCTCGGTCTGCTCGCTGGCGAACTTCTTGGCGTCCTCTTCACTGTCGAGAACGCGCAGTGCCCGCTTGCCACCAACCTTCTTCACAGCCCACTGGCTGGGCTTCTCCCACTGGTCTTCGTTCGTACACATCGGCAGTTCGTCGTAGAGATCGAACTCGATCTGTGCCCCCTGATGCAGGCTGACGCGCTCGTAGATGTAGTCGTCGCGCTTCTCCGCGTCCCACAGGGGGAGATCCACAATCACCACAGGTGACTGCGGATACTCACTGTCGAACTCTGCCTTGCGCCGCTGCCAATCACGAAGGATGGCACAGATGCGAAGGCTGCTGACTTTCTTGTTGCGGTTGATCCCTGCATTGGAGTTTTCAACCAGCCATGCGTAGCAGTTCTGCTGGTACTCCCATTCCTTCTTGCCGAGGATGACAGACCAGACCGACGTGACCTTGTAGTCGGTGATCCTCACAGTGCCGTCAGGCATGACCTCCTGATGGTCGAGGGCACCGGACAACGTCCAACCTGCGACCTCTGCGTAGAGCCGCTCCTCCATCGTGACATGGCTGGGGTCGTCTGCGCTCTCAAGGATGTGGTGAACGGCAGTGCCGAACAGAGGCCAGATCATGTCCGAAGCATCGACCTCGATCTCGTTGTCGTGCATGACCTTCATCAGTCGTACACGGGGCGAGTCGATCAACGTCGTGACGCTGATGTCTGCCTTTCCTTTCGAGTACTTATCATCCCGAGCGAAGTTGTAAAAAGCATCGGGCAGGTTGAACCTGTTCGTGATCTTCATCGTTGTCTCCCCTTCGTTTGATCGTTAGATCATAGTTCGAGCGGCGTGTCAAATAAGGTTCTACAAGTGGAAACAAGTGTAACCTTTATCGTGTACGGCGAACCTGCATCCAAGGCAAACAGCCGCAAGGCCGTGATGTTTGGCAAGAGGCCAGCCTTCATCAAGTCTGACAAGGCGCGGCACTACGTCGATACCTTCGCGTCTCAGTGCCCCAAGCTGACGAAGCCCTTCGATGGCGATGTGCGGGTGGAGATGGTGATCTACTACGCATCGCGCAGGCCAGACCTCGACGAGAGCCTGATCCTCGACTGCATGCAGGGTGCCATCTACGCCAATGACCGACAGGTCAAGCAGAAGCTGGTGTACTGGGCGCTCGACAAGGACAGTCCCCGTGCCGTCATCCGGGTGAGTGCCTGCGACAATCTGACCCCGCCTAATATATAAGGGACTACTATCTCTCTCTCTCTCTATAAAGAGAGAGAGAGAAGAGAGATACCTTATTAGGTGGGATTTTCTCGCTGTTGACCGGCACCTCCGAACTGCTAGGATGGCCGGATCAGAGTGGAGACACGCCGTGCAAATCGAACAGCAAGTTCGTGGCGAGGCGTACAGACTGGGACTAGGACAACACAAGATCAAGTGCCCAAGCTGTGCGGCAAGCCGCAAGAAGAAGACTGACAAGACGCTTTCCCTGCGCATCGAGACTGACCGCATCCTGTACCAGTGCTGGCACTGCCAGATGCAGGGGATCGTCCCGACCCGCGAACCAGAACAAAAGGTGAGACAGATGTCCGTAGCGAAGAACGTGATCAAGGAGCCATTGTCAGAGACGGCACTCGCATGGCTCAGTGCCCGTGGCATATCCCAGAAGACGGCAGAAAAGGCTGGCGTCACATCGACAAGATACTGGATACAGGCCATAGGTAGAGAGACAGAGTGCGTACAATTTCCGTATAAAAACAAAGGCCAAGAGTACGCATTTAAGGTTAGGTCTATTGAGGAGAAGGGTTTCTCCAGCAACGGCGCGGCGCAGTCGCTGTTCAACCTAGAGAACGTGCAGCGCAACGACTGGTTGATCATCTGCGAAGGCGAGATGGATGTGCTGGCCTTCATGGAAGGCGGCTATGATAGCGTGGTTTCTGTCCCCAACGGCGCTGTGATGAAGGTCGTGGACGGGCACATCGACCCGCAGGAGGACAACAAGTTCAAGTTCATATGGGATGCCAAGAAGCAGATCGACGCGGCTGCTCGCATCGTCATAGCTACTGACGCTGACGGCCCCGGTCAGGCGATGGCAGAGGAGATCGCCCGCAGGATCGGCAAGGACAGGTGCTGGAAGATCGAGTACCCGGAGGGGTGCAAGGACGGCAACGATGTGCTGATGCGCCTCGGCAAGGAGGCGATGGACGATCTGGTCGTCAACTGCAAGCCGTGGCCTGTCGCTGGCCTCTACGATGCCGAGCATTTCTACGATCAGATCGACGAGATCTATGAGCGTGGTGTGGGGCGCGGAGAGAGTACCGGCTACGACAACGTCGATGAACTCTACAGCATCGTGCCGGGGCAACTGACAGTAGTTACAGGTCACCCATCATCCGGCAAGTCGGAGTTCATAGACCAGATCATGGTCAACCTCGCCAGTTCCAAGAGATGGAAGTTCGCCATCTGCTCCTTTGAAAATGAACCAAGACTTCACATCGCCAAGCTGATCAGCAAGTACCTGCGCAAGCCGTTCTTCCAAGGCCCAATGGAGAGGATGTCGAAGGACGAACTTGAACGCGGCAAGCATTTTGTTCAGTCGCACTTTTCTTTTCTCTACCAAGCAGACGGATCGCTCTCCTCTGTCGAGAGCATCATCGAGCGCCTCAAGGTTGCCGTCATGCGGCACGGGGTAAGGGGCGCGATCATCGACCCCTACAACTACATCCAGAAGAGCAGGGATGTCAGCGAGACTGACTGGGTTTCGGATGTGCTGACCAAGCTGCGCGTCTTTGCTCAGGCTCACGGCATACATCTGTGGTTCGTGGCACACCCGACGAAGATGATGCGCGGCACTGATGGCAAGGTGCCAGCACCGAAGGGCTACGACATCTCAGGCTCTGCTGCGTGGTTTGCCAAGGCTGATGTTGGGCTGACTGTACACAGGCCAGACCCATCGCGCTCGATCACCTCCGAGATCCACATATGGAAGTGCCGCTTCTCTTGGGTGGGCAAGCAGGGCGAGACGGAACTAGACTTTGATGTGCCGACCTCGACCTACATGAAGCACTACCATGATCCGATCATGGACGAGCCTGTGCCCATCGTCTCCTACAAGGATGACGACTTTCCTTTCTAGCGTTTGACGCGAAAGATATGCGGTGCTAGATCTTGTGGCGGAAAGCGCGCCTGCATCGACTGCTTGCGTCTGTCCACTCTGATCTGTCTCAACTGGGTGGCTTCGTGCCACCCATTTTTTTAGTGCTTGGTTGCCTTCTCAAGTTCTTCTTCGGCGACGGACAGTTCTCTGAGGATGTAGCCGACAGAGATAGCTATCGGTAGCCACTGATCCTTGATGCTGTAGGCGTTGATCACTGTCACAAAGAAGTCCACCAACTGAGAAGCAGACGCAGTCTCTGGCATGCCAGCCACGACTTCGTTGATCTTGTCCAGCGTCAGAGACTTGGCCTGCTTTCTCGGCATGTTGATCTCCTATATTGTGAGTGCTTTGATGGTGGACTTGATGACCTTTCTCTTCAACGTCTTCTTTGCTGAGGCCAAGTTGATGTTGGCGGCGAGAATGTCTGTGTCGTGCCCCTTCCACTTGAGAACCCAGTACTTGTCCACCTTGGGCTTGCCGTGCTTGTACGTCAGGCCAGCACATTCGTAGGTTTCTGTCTGGTCATCGTCCAGTTGTTTGCAGTGCTTGGCGTAGAGGATGAAGATGTTTTGACCTTGGTGCCCGACGTAGGATAGACCCCTTCGGTGCACCATCTTGCCCCAGTACACGGGCACGTTGATTATTATGCTGCGATCAAAGCGGTTGTTGCTTCTACTGATGACAACATAGTGTTCGACTCTCTTCTTCCACTGGACTGTCGCGTTCAAGCTTGGGATGGCAATCGACAGCGCGCTTTGCGCCCACAACCTTGATGCCCTGCCGATCTCCGCCAAGAAGGATCGTTCTATGTTGTGCCGTCGATGCTTACGTTGATCTCTAATGACGTTCAGGCTGTGCATCATGCTGCGCAGCCAAGGCCCTGACTCTGCTCTGCTATGATAACAGATTCCATGCGGCGCATTGTTTGGGTCAACGTCTGCAAGGTACTGATCGACTGTTGCACTGCGGCAGAAAGCACGTCGTTGCTTGGCGTCGAAGCCAAGAGCATCGAATGATCGCTCAAGCATACCCTTCGCGGTTTGCATGAGGCGGAAGTCCATCTCGTCTGTCATCTGTCTCACCTTTGTTCGTTTGAACTTCTTCTGATTTGCCTGTCGCCTTGAAGAGGGTGATGTAGCCCGTGTTCCTTTTGATCAGTTCTCCCCTCGCCAAGAGGCGAGCGAGTATGTGGCGCATGTTGTCATTCTTCACGCCGACTATGTTGGCGATCTCTGATGCTGAGAGTTCCCTGTTCTTCAGCATCTTGATGATCAGTTCGTCCAGCTTGCTGTTCTCTCTGCCCTTTGCGCTGCCTGTCTTCTTCACCTCTGCCTCTGGCAGCTTCGGTGCGTTGGCACGGGTTGTCGCTTGTGGCGTTGCATGCGGCAGCTTGTCATCCTTGAAGCGGTTGATCTCTTCGTTCCGCTTCATGTGCATGATGGCTGCGATCTGCGCCTCGTACCTTGTGGCTTGGTCTGCCTTCACGTTGTAGGCTGGCACTATGATTTGCATTTGCTCACCCATCTCTTCAGCAGCTTGCTGCTGCTCTCTGCCTTGTCTCCACCGACATCGAAGGCAAACGACACACCCAGATGATCCCCGAACTTTTTCGCTTCTGGTATGTTCTCGAAAGTCCTGTCCCCACCATTGGCGAAGATGACATGCGCACCGGGCCACATCCGCAGAGCGCGCTCAATGGCATGGCAGGCGGTGTCGTCACTGTCGTTGAAGAACATCACTGTGTCCACCACCCGCAGAGCGCGGATGATGTTGGCTCGATCCTTGCGCGGCATGAACGCAGCACCCTTCTTGCGGATCAGCCACTCGTCGCTGTTGATGCCTACGACTAGTCTGTCCCCGAGCGTGGCTGCCGCGTTGAGGTAGTCGATATGTCCAACGTGCAGGGGATCGAAGCCCCCGGTCACCAGTGAAACGTACATCACCACTCCCCCGTCCAGTGTTTCATGCCGAACTCCTTGTAGAGTTCGCGCTTGGCCTGCTCATGGTCGAAGTCGATGTCTCCCCTGTGCAGGATCGTCTTGTAGGGCGGCTGCTCACGCATCGTGGCGATGAACGGCATCGAGGCGATCTGCTCTCGCAGCTTGCCCATGATCCACGGGCCGCAGCCAGAGTTGATCTCAGTGCCCGTAAGCGTCCATGTCACCGCATGCATGTAGGTCTGCGGGCCAAGGTAGTAGGTGCTTGTCTGTCCCTTCGTGCGGCGGTCAACGTACAATGCCGCCGCCAGTTCAAAGGCCGGGTTGCCGGGTGCCGTCGCCATGAAGTCCTGACTGAAGTCATGGTCGAGACAGGTCGGCAGCACCCAGTTCACGCCCTCTGGGATAGCAACGTCGAGCGGCGTGTCGCAGATGCGGTCTATGTCGCAGTAAACCCCGCCCTCCTCGTAGAGTTTGATGAGCCGCCACAGGTCTGTCTTGGTGACGATGTGGTCGTTTCGGATCAGGTTCCAGACGTTGCGGCCAAGGTGGAACTCTAGGTATTCGTCGATCTCGGCATCCTCGTGGATCGTCACTGTCCAGTCCGGGTTCAGGTCGATCAGCTTACGGAGGCCGAGGTTAACAAGAGTAGCTTGACTGTTAACTATTTCCTTCGTCGGCCATGTCATGTGTACATGCTTCGGTACCATTGGTTTCTCCTCCTTCTTTTTTTTGGGTAGTATTCGTCCAGCTTCCCGTCCTCGACAGCGCACCGCAGTAGTTCACGGGCTACAGTTCCGAACGGCTCCCCGCATTTGGCAGCGTGGGCGTTTATGGCGTCGAAGACATGTTGATCCATCATAATGCAGATGCGGGGGTCGCTGTCTTCCGTCAGGTAATGCCCTTCCGCCATCACACATCCTTCCACGGGTCAGGTTTATTCAGTGCCTCCTCGACCCTCCTGATCTCTTCCGCCGTGGTCGTCATCGGCCCAGAGAGTTCAGGGTCTACACGCAGCAAGCGGTTCGCTGCCTTGCTCCACATCCCCCGCCAGTATTCGCTGCTGCTTCGCCAGTAGTTGACTTGACGCTGGAGTTCTTGGATCTCGCGGCGAAGGTCTTCCTCACTCATCTATCCTGCACTCCCCTGCGATGGCAGCGTAGGCAGCCCCATCGATATAGTTGTCCTCGTGATAGCCGTCTGCCTCCGCTCTGGCTGCCTTCAACAGCACCATCATCCATGCGACGGACTCAGGTCTGAGCGTCACGCCGCAGTCGAGATAGGCCGTCCACAGGTCGGCGATCCGTTGCAGGTTCATCTTCACGGGGCCGTAGCTATCCTGCCGTTCGCCGCCCGTTACCTCGGCGGCGCGGGCGAGAATACGCAGGCGGACTGGGGTGTCGTCGGTCATGGCTTGTCTCCCTTCAGTTCTGCAAGCCCCACGCCGAAAGCCTTATGGGCATGGGTGTCACTCTTCACGATAAAGTTGGCGTGAAAGGCAGCGGCTACCTTCGCCAACTCGCCCTCTAGCCACACCGAATAAGCCTCCGCCTCCTTCGCATCCAAGCGGGCTGGTTCTAGCTGCTCGGTCAGGGCTTCGATGCGGTCGGCTGCCGCTTGGCAATCCGCGTCTTCTGTGTAGTAGACGCCGGAAAGATCGTGACATCTTTCGCGCTTT